CAGAATTTAAAGTCTACCGCCCGTACTCGCCGTGATGAGAAGCGTAAAGCTAAACAAATGGCTTTCGCAGCAGCTAACCCAACAATGGTTGGACGTAGCTATCAGGACATTGGCGAGCCAATTACGCCAGTGCAGAGACCGGGCTACGAGCCTAAGCCGCTAATCCTACTCGCAGCAGCAGCAAAGCGTCAGGTCATTGGATATAAGAATGGAATTATTCGTGCAACCTATCTCTATATGCACGAGTTTAAACGCAAGCCGGTAGTTGAAGGCTCTATCTGCCTTGAGCAAGTCGCCATCTATGCGGCAGGTCATCGTAAATCAAATCAAGTAACAGCGAGGTAAGTATGCTACATGAAAGAGAAGTGATTTTAGGTGCATTAGAATTGAATGTTCGGCTAAAAAGCATGTGTCAAGAACTAGGGTGGAATGGTTATGAGCTGGAGATAGTTAATACATTAAAGGCAGCCATCGAAGGAGGCCGCCAAATATCCATTATTGAAGGTTCTTTGCCAGCTAAAACCCCGAGTTACCCATAGGTATTGGAGATGGTTTATACACCACCTTAGCGAATACACCATAAACATGCCCACAATTTGAGCAATATGCTGTTTCGAACCAAGGGTCATTTAACCTGCTGCGCTTCTCGCTAGGTTCACACACAATAAACTCGTTACCTATAACTTTACAATCTGGGCATTTTGGCTTGTTTAATGGCTCTGACATCAACTATTTCCTTAATTGTCTGTGGAATAACCAATTTATCAGCTTCCTTTGTCTGTGGAAAGCAGGGGAAGTCGCGCATCCTGAGCGACTTATAAGAGCAGGAACCTATTCTTGATGGCTGATTATTCGGTCATCGTAAATCAGTTTCAGTTAGTGCGAGGTAAGTATGGGAGACAGAATTTATGGAGTTGAGAATTACTACAAGGAAGAGTTCTGGTCCGGCATGCGAAATCAAAGCGAGCGAAACTACCGAAGGCTTCTGAAAAATAATCGTTTAAAAGCGGTTCGCGCCATGGATATAGATACCTCGCTAATGAATAACTAGCTACTCACTCCCTACCCTTACCAGACAAGGGTTAAGACAGAAAGTGAATAGCTTATTGAATAGATATAAGTCGCCTAGAGCGGCTTTTTTATGGGTGAAATATGGCTGAGAAGTGGTGCAAGCAATTCAAACTATGCAAAGGGTGCAAGTTTGCCGGCAATCAGTGTGTCGTTAAGGATGTCGAGACTGGCAACAACAGCAAGTTTTACGACCGCATGATTCAGTTAATTCAGATTGAAGTAGGAGTAAAACATGATTAAAGAAACAGGTGGTCCAGCATTTCCGGCAAGCGGTCATCCGGGGCAGCAATTTGTACAGCAGGAAGGAATGACATTGCGTGATTATTTCGCAGCCAAAGCTATGCAGGGAATTCTTTCAGACCCTGACGCTGGACTCCTTTCTGATGATTTAAGTAGGTATTCAAAAATAGCCTACCAAACTGCAGACTCAATGCTTAAAGCTCGCGGAGAGTAACCATGATTAAACGCGACCTATACAAGCAAGGGCTTTACTCCTGCCCTATACCAAGTGGAGACACTAGCAACTGGAATGTTGCCAGATGGATTGATTATATCGACCTGTACGGTCTGTGGGGGTAGTGATGAAGTGGATTAAATGTAGTGAACAGATGCCAGAAGTTAATGAAAACTGCTGGAGAACTGATTTTCCATTAATTATTAAGTGCGAGCTTGGCGTTATACCAGCTTATGC